TATGTATAACGAGGATGATGATGCCCATTACGATTATTTTGATTACCTGGGCGACAACGGTGTAAAACACCAGTATATGCCGGATTCGGATATGGATTTTATCGCCTTCAAAGAGTTAATGAGAGAGGAGTGGCTCAGCTACGTCGGTACGCCATAAGAAACGCATCGGCTAAATCGGACTTCTTGGACCGACCGGCAAAGAAGTCGCGCCACCCAGCAGCCCCCTCTCCTCCCTTCGCCAAAATTGCGGCAACATCGGCTTCGGCGCCGTCCTTGCGCGCTTTATACGCGGCACCCGCCGTCGCACCACTAATATCCGCCACCCCTCGGGACTTCACGCCGGCATGGACGAATTCAATCGCACCCGTCCACGAATGCTCTGTCTCCAAACGATGTGCCAATAGTGTGTAGAGCATAATCTGTACCGATTTCATGGTAGGATTCGTCATCGCCGGCTGGTTCTCGAGACGAATGACAGTAGCACGACTCATTGTTAGAAGCACAGAACTAAGCCAAGTATTCATAGCACGACGAATCGTATCCAACGACACCGACATCGTCTTGACCGGTTTCCAGGGCACTAAATACTCTTTTTCAGCCCACAAAACAAGATCCGGTTTCTTCATCTTCTTCGCCTCTACCCCGCGACCAATAGCAAGTGCTTTGAGTTCTTTCGCACCGACAGCGCATGGAAGACAGGGTAGAGACGGCTTCGCTATAGCCGATTTCTTGACACGAACACCGGTTGCACACCCCTTACACCACTTCATCCCATCTCCTACACAAATCCACTTTGCGCCACTACCACAACCGGCGCACGACTTGGCAGTCTGGGCGGTCTCGCCGCCTTCTAGCAAATCTACATTGTCCCAGGCAACTACGGACCAAGCCCATTCAGCACCGTGTTCAATAACACAATATGCTAGATTGCGAATACCCATATCAAATCCTACATAGACGGGCATTTCAATATGTCTCTATTTAGGGTAAGATTTAGACCTAATCTAGATTATTCGGTATATCTTGAATTTTAAACACTATGTGGCAGATATAATGGATCTCAATACATGTTTAAAAGAGCACGGCTTTGTGGAGTTTGAGGGAAATAGTAATGAGGTTCCGGACCAACAGAAAGAGATCGTCAAATTGACAGCAGATAAGACGCATATAATGGAAATTGGATTCAATGCGGGGCATTCCGCCGATCTTATCCTCAAGAATAATCCAAACGCACGAGTAACATCATTTGATATAGGTTCTCACCCATATATTCTAACAGCGAAGGAATATATTGATAAGACCTATCCCGGTCGCCATCGGCTAGTATTGGGCGATTCTAGGAGTGCTGTATTAAACTTTCTTAGAGAGAATCCTGCCACAGTATTTGAGGTAATAATTATTGATGGCGGACATGAATACAGTACCGCACAGACGGATTTTTTTAATTGCCGTCGTTTAAGCAGCAAGAACACCCTTGTGATTTTGGACGATGTGATTTATAACGCTGATTGGCATCACGGACATACACGCGGTCCATCACAGGTCTGGCAAGAAGCCCTACAGAATAATAGTATAGAGGAGTTTGGTCATCAGGACTATCAGCCTGGGCGCGGAATGGCATGGGGACGCTACATCTTATAAAGCAGATTGCGTCCGTAAAATTGGACCCGAAAAGTTATTATGAATCTTTAGGTATTCATACATGGACATAACCTGCCAAACACAAAAACCACATACGGATATTAACATAGTACTACCCGTATGTAGTGAAGCAAGTAACAAGGCGCATAAAATTGCACTGTTAGAAGCGAAGAAGTATCCTGATAAATTTCAAGAAGTATATTTAACAATATACAATTATGAGTTTACTAATATATATACAACTATTCTTAAACAGTTCGAATAAATTCCCAGCCCATATCTTCACAGATTTTCTGCCAGATCTTATCTTGCATATATAACTTTTCACGGCTTTTGAGCAAAGGAAAGCACGGTAAATAATCATCCAACTCCAGCAGTTCACAGAATTTGTAAAGTACAAAGGAGTATGATAAGAAGTTTGAGCGCTTCTTAGGGCAATGTTTCACGAAACTAAATTGGATTTCCTTAAACATATACCGAAGCTTCTCCTCTACTTCGCGCGACAAAACGGGTGCCGAAATACCGTTGAGACGATTGAGAATATGTGCTACATGGTCGTAGCAACGGTTCAGTTTTAGCTTTTTAATTACATCCTTCAATTTGGAAGGCTTGAGTTTGCTCATGTCGGTAATACGCTCCTTACGGAGTTCCTGTCGGATTTGGTCCAGAATAGCGGGCGAAATTTCAGTGGTTTCCTTTGCTTGGAATTGCGCCAACCATTCGTTCAAGTGATTAATTTTCTTATAGGCGTAGTACGACATTTCGCGGGGCGGATCCTTGTAGGATGGCTTCTCGGAATCAACCAGAACATAGTCACGGTATCCACACTGAGGGCAGTCCAAAAAGGTCTCGTTAAATAACATCTCGGATTCACAAATAGCACAATTGCCAAAGTTTTCCGTAATAGAGGACGCAATACTATTTTCGTGTTGAATAGCGGTAGGATTAAGAGCCGTTAAATACGATTCTAGCGCCTTATCGCGCTTAAATCCAATAGTATTCGTAATTGCGGATGCTTTCTTCACTTCAGGCATTAAGTCATTTGTTTTCATAGACTTATCGTCAATCTCGTTCGTAAAATAGGAATAAACACTATTGGCAGGCATACGACCCTTCGTCATAGGCTCTGCCGGCTTTTCGCCAACCGCAATACGCTCTTGCGCATCACTGTAAGAAAACAGGATGTCGCCGACGCGTAAAAAGTAATCCGCTTCTGCAGTGCCATCTTCCAGTTTTTTGATGGTTTTTTCCAATACATGTATTTCATCTTCTATTTTTTGGCGGCTCGCCAAAACCAGCACATCATTTGCTGTTGTTAGAACGCTAGGTTCCATAAATTGTCGTTCAATTTCGGCAAGTTTTGCTTTCTTTTCCGCTAGATCCGTACGCAGTTTAGGAAGATTTGTCTTTTCTTCCTGAATTTTATGAATCTGTTGTGTATGGAAAGATTCAAGAGTCTTTGCGGGTTCTAATGTCTTAGGTGTTCTATTTGTAAATGCAGCCGTTTCGGTTGTACCACCTATTGGTCTTAATAGGTCATCCAGCGATAGGGGTTCAGACATTATACTAAGAAACACAAAAATCAGTGTTTAGACCCTAACTATCATAGAATCTGTGCGGGGCGCCCCCTTCGTCAGGGGTCGGAATCTCGGCAAAAATCTTCCCGGAGCCAAAAATTATTTTCTCGGGCTCAGGTATAAACAACAATGGGCTCCGGTGGTTTAATGCAGCTTGTCGCTTACGGTGCGCAGGATATCTACCTCACGGGTAACCCGCAGATTACATTCTTCAAGGTGGTGTACCGCCGCCACACGAACTTCGCCATGGAGTCCATTGAGCAGACGTTCAACGGCTCGGCGAACTTCGGCAAGAAGGTGCAGTGCACCATCTCCCGTAACGGTGATTTGATTCACCGTGTGTACCTCCAGTGCACGCTCCCCCAGGTCACGCTCCAGGCGTCGGACGGCTCGGGTGCCCAGTTCCGCTGGCTCAACTGGGTTGGCCACAACCTCATCAACAACGTCTACGTTGAGATCGGTGGTCAGCAGATTGATAAGCACTACGGTGACTGGCTCCAGATCTGGAACGAGCTCACCCAGCAGCCGGGTCTCCAGGCCGGCTACGCCGAGATGGTAGGCAATGTGCCCCAGCTCACCAACCTGCTCGTCCAGGGCGGTGAGGGCTGCGACAACGCCTGCGGCACGGGTGAGCCCCACGCCTCCCAGGAGGTCCGCAACTGCGCGCCGGAGTACACGCTCTACATCCCCTTCCAGTTCTGGTTCAACCGCAACCCTGGTCTGGCTCTCCCTCTCATTGCTCTCCAGTACCACGAGGTCAAGATCTGGCTCGAGTTCAACGCGCTCCAGAACCTCGAGTGGGACTACGCCACGGTCACCTCGGGCGGTGTGTCGGTGCAGAACACCTCGTACCCCATCCAGCAGCGCATTGCCGCCGCCGGTTTGGTCTCCGCCTCGCTCTATGTTGACTACATCTACCTCGACACGGATGAGCGCCGCCGCTTCGCCCAGGTCTCGCACGAGTACCTGATCGAGCAGCTCCAGTTCACGGGCGGTGAGTCGGTTACCTCCTCTGCCAACAAGATCAAGATGAACTTCAACCACCCCACAAAGGAGCTTGTGTGGGTTGTCCAGCGCGACTCGTTCGTCTCATGCGACCCCACGGTCACGAACCCCTGGAAGGGACAGCAGCCCTTCAACTACTCCGACTGGTGGGATCGCTCGGTGCTCGAGTCCGGCTACTCCGTCACGCGCGTGGAGGGCATGGCGGGCTACAACCCTGTCGTTGTCGCCAAGATCCAGCTCAACGGTCACGATCGTTTCACGGAGCGCGAGGGACGCTACTTCAACTTGGTCCAGCCTTACCAGCACCACACGAACATCCCAGCCGTCGGCATCAACGTCTACTCCTTCGCCCTCAAGCCAGAAGAGCACCAGCCCAGCGGCAGCTGCAACTTCTCGCGTATTGATAACGCCACCCTTCTCCTCACCCTTTCCAACAACACGGTCAACACGTACAACACCGCGCAGGTCCGCATCTACGCCGTCAACTACAACGTTCTCCGTATCATGTCTGGTATGGGTGGACTTGCTTACAGCAACTAAACGTACTGTATTTACAGTACAAAATTTTTTATTTTCTGTTTTTTTTGGAAAATACAGTAGGACAAAAAATTTGAATAAAACTAAATTTTCTTATGTCAGCATTTAATAAATGGAGACATGTAAAGCTATAGTCTTAGAGGGTTCCAGGAAGGGACTTTCGTGCCAATTTCCACCATCTGATAACGGATACTGTGGTCGGCATCAGCGTAACTTTCAGCACGAACAACTACTAAAAGATAGTAAGATTCCTTGCAGGTTCTTCTTTCGTGGATGTGATGCCATTCTCACAATTAAGGGTTCTTGCCTAGATTGTAAAAAGTGTATATGTAAAAAGACTACGGAGTGTGGTCATGAAGGATGTAAATTCAAAACTACAGGTGATAAATATTGTAAGAAACACAACAGAGATACATACCGTGATGAAGAGAAGGAGAAAGGTATCCGTTACTGTGATATAGATAGAGGATGCTTTACTATATGTAAAGAAGGTTATACGACTTGTGATAAATGTAGAGAAAAGTCTTATAATAAAGAGAAAGAAATTCGTAAAGAGCGTGTTGAATTACATAATGCTTTAGAACATATACCTACAGTAACAAAGCAATTATGCGTAAACTGTGGAAAAGATTATGAACAGTTCAAAACAAGATATAATAAGCCTAGTAAAATATGTAAATCTTGTAATAAATATAATGCTGTACAAAATAGTAAACGAACTGATAGGATTCGTAATTATAAAAATGAACATTTTAAAAATTTAGAAATATATTACAAAGATTACATAAGGAGTGCTAAGATTCGCAATTATACAATAGGACTTCAATTTGATGATTTTAAACAACTTGTATTATCTCAATGTAATTATTGCCAATATTTCAAAAATGAAGAAATAAATGGCATTGATCGCTTGGATAATCGCAAAGGTTATGAAAAAAATAATTGTGTACCTTGCTGTGAAACGTGTAATATGATGAAACATGTATATCATCCCTTATTCTTTATTGAACTTTGTAAGATTATTAGCGGATTCAAAACCCCATCGGCTGACTTTTATGTAAAATGGAAACAATATTATATAAATACTACATCAAACAGTTGGGCTAACTATAAGAAACATTCCGAAGAAACGAGAAAACTACCATTTCATATTACAAAGGAAGAATGGTATATCCTTATTAAGAAACCATGCTACCTTTGTGGATTTACTAGTAAGAAAGGAGTTGGACTTGATAGAGTAGATAATTCTAGACGTGAATATACTCTAGATAATGTTAAGCCGTGTTGCGGAGCATGTAATATCTTCAAAAAAGACTTTACATTAGCACAGGTCAAAGAGAAAGCACTATTGGTGTCATCTATTTGGACTGATACAACGCCATTCCACTCTATACCCTTATAAAACCCAACAAATTTCTACAACCGATGTACTAGTAGTGCTTCAGTTGAATATTTTATTATAAATAATTAGAGAGGAACATGTCCAATGTATCAAGTGCCCCGATGGTAGCGATGAAACAGATCATGGATATTATTGTCAGCGGAGACATTGAGGGATTAAAAGTCGCACGGCAAAATACTTTCAAGTTGAGAAACAATGTTGAGAAACTGGGTTACGCAGGTCTAAGACCATTTTTAAGCACATATATCCACCCTCAGGATGGTAGCGAGTATCAAGGAATGAACCCGCTCCACTTGGCTGTGTTGACGGGATCGCCTGAGATGGTAGAGGAGGCAATGTATTTTGGCACCGATCTGGAGACACCAAGCGGTGCAACATTGGATCCCGAATTAGCCCAGAAGACCCCCCGCCAAATTGCGGATGTGCTTTTGCTGCGTTATAATACACCTGAAAAGGGTAGCGAGATGTTCAAGGCGGTGAAACGTGTACTATTACGTCGCGGAGCCAAGCCTAAGATGAAGACGACTATCATGGGTAAGAAATTAGCGTTTCCTGAAAATGCCGCCAATGTACAGTATTACAAAAATGCGACTGCAACGTTAAATCGTATCATGAGCCAGTCCCAGTCCCGTAAAGGACGTAAGACCCGCAAGTCCCGCAAAAATAAGACCCGCCGTGCGTAAATCAGAACGGATAGTCCTTTACAACAGGGTGCTGCTTCGGCTCCCCAAATGACGATTCAACAACAGCGACCGCCAAATCTCGTGCCGTATTTGTTGGAAATTGCAGGGTATCAAAGGACTTCTTATCCTTATAATGGATATCTAGGCATCGGTCTAGTATGTTGATATACATAATAGAGTTGGTAGGAACAAGGCGTACATACTTTAACATTCCAAAGTTAGTACCACTAATGCGGATCAAGGAGCCAGAAAGTCTAGTAATAGATGCCATTTTTGTTGTTCTGTTTTACAGAACCGACAAAAGCAAGTTCAAATTTTATCAAAAAATCTAAAAAATTGAGCGCCAACCCGCACACAAATTCATCCTCACTTACCCCACTATGCCGTCACTACAGCTTCTAGACTACTCTACTGCCAACTCTATTGAGCATTTCATTCAGTATTATACATTCTTCTCAACTATTGGACTCCTAATGAATATTGTGCGGTTCTTCTTCTACAATTTCGTTACGCATGAGAATAAAGATGCGCAAATCCGGCATCTCAAGGAGGAGGTTGAGAATCTAAACAATGTTCTAGAGGAGGTTGTTAAGTATCTCAACCGTAATCGCAATAATTATGACGAGGAAAAGGCGGAGTTTGTAGATGAGACTGAGGAAGAGAAGGAGATGCAGGAGAAGCCTGATGAGGCACCGGCACCGCAAGCAGACGATGAGAAAAAGATTAATTAATTAATTACTATAATAACTATAATACCTATTTTTTACTCCACAAAGTCAAAGGTATCGTACTCTAGACCGTCTACCTCAATGTTTGCCTGAAATACCATCTTATCATGAGCGTAATCGGACCATTCGCAGTCTAGAAGCCCCTGCTCCATATATTCATCGGCAGCCTTACCATTCTTGTAGTCGCGGTCAAATAGGAAGAGTCCGCCGGCATGTAGATCATAGGTATTGCAGCCAATGAGAGTAGAGAGTGAATCCTCAATACGCGCGTTGGGTTGAATATACCAATCGTTACCGTGACGAATCACAACCTGATCCATCTTTGGCACCCATGATACATCAAATACGCCTTCAGGTGTAGAAATCTGCGCAATTGGCTGTAGTCCTTCAACAAAGGGCTCAGGAATGGGAATAGAGTAAAATGTCGTAAAGACTGGCATCGTAATAAGATGAATGCCCAGAAATTCGAATCCGTTTTAAGGTTCAAATTTTTACGGTTGCGGAAAAAATTGAAACCATTACGCACTATAAATAAGTCTTTGCCTCATCTACATCCTATCTTTCATACTTCCAAATGGATTTCTATAGTGTTAACATCCCTCCTCCTCCTGTCGAAGTATTTGACAACCAAAATATTATTCAGCTCGCACAGATTGAAACTTGGAGCAATGAGATTATGGACATTCATTGGCGCCCCGCAAGTCGCCAGATTATCATCTCCATTGGTGATGAGTGGATTGTCCAGCCTGATACTGCCAGTATTGTTACGAGTCTAGCGAATCTCTTCGCATGTGAAGACTACCAGATTCGTATTCTCGGGTTGGAGATCAATAGTGATTTCTCCACGCCAGAGGATCTTTGGGCGATATACAATAGCAACTGGCTCTACTACGCTGAAAACAATATCGGTATCCAGTTTCGCGCCGATGTGGATTACGACGCTGACAGTGCTCCACAGTGGGTAGATATTGTACCGGATTCACAACCGCTCGCACCGATTCCTGAAATTATATTGGAGTAAATCCAACAAAAAACAAAAAAACAAACAAAAAACAAACAAAAATAAAAACAAATATTTTTTGTATTTAGAAGACTATGTCTACGCCAGATGCATCCTATACTACATGGTTAAGAAAACAGCGTATGTTATACGCTAACAAGGTAATTCAACAACAGTCTTTTACAGACGATCTTACCAATACAGTAGTGCTAGAAGGTGGTCGCGGATATAGTGGTCCTACAGACTATCAATACTACCATGCGGTTGTAGCCGGTCAGGTAGAAACAACTGTAGCCGAACAGCAGAGTTATATTAATGGTGTGAATAAGTTGGTACCATCCACAGCCTCAGCACCCGGTCCAGCACCACTAGTAACAGATCAAATAGTTAACTCGCTGACAACTAGTCTTGCCGCCTATAATGCAGCAGCTGCGAATACTTGGGTTACTATTACATCTACCGAGTATAACAATCTTGTAACAAATGTAACCGGAACCACAAAGGCTGGTATAGCGGATACTTATTTAGCAGCAGCTGCTGCTAGTGGCTTAACAGCACAAGACAAATCTGCTTTTGTTTACAATACTGCTTCGGCTCCTTATACACAAGCCGTAGGAGCAAATCAGTATTTATATGCCTTCGCAGTTAAATATGGTATAAGCGGCTCTTACCCACCAGCAACAGATGCTCGTGTATTTACAAATACTAATACTGCATCATCTACAGGGTTCAATCAAGTTGGTAGTGTTCTTCCAGCATTATATTCCTCTGGAAGTGGATATTATATCAATTATTTTGTCTTGAAAAGTGTATCATCTACAAATGGTGCTACTGCCGGCAACTTGGCTTTTTTCACTGGTCAAACCTCTGGTAGTGGTATTCTTCTTAGCTTTTACCAAAACTTTTCTGTAACAGACAGTATGCAGTATGTACTTTTCACACCAGGAGCTACTGGCGGTATTCCAAATAGTAGTACAAATGTATCAGGTACTTTATCTGGTTACGGCGCATTTGCTATCCAGGCTCTAACTACCCCTACAAAACAATGGAATTAAATAACGACTTTAGCAATTCATGCTCTTGCTTCGGTGTCTAAGATACATCATTACGCACTATCCCATTTGCGCGCACTCGATTAAACCGAAACGGAACATAAGCCACCGCCAATTTAAGAACTCGAGTCACAAAATCGTAGTTTATAGTCTCGGAGTGGAGGGGTCGTAAACGGCTGTAGTTCAACATAGAATCAAATAAAGTACTGTACCGAATAGCATTGGTCTGTGTAGTAATTGCAAAACGGTCATTGAATTTAAAGGAAAAGCAGTGAAAATCGGGCACACAGATCTGCTTCTCAGTGGCGAGCGGTAGCCATCGCACATCCAAGTCCACAATATATTCTACATCGGGTCGTAAAAACAATACATAGTTAAACTCACAACCGGACTCTTTTATCATCAAGCCCAACTGTTTTTTAGAGTACATTGCCAGAATAAAATTATCAACCATTTCATATTTGGTGTCCCATGGATCAGGATGTTTTCTATAGGCGGTAAGATTCAATCCAAGTTTGAGATCATCTTGATTATCACGGCGCACATACTCCGCCCCCAAAAGCTGATACTCCTCATTATCAAGAACTATACCGCATTCGCCGGCGCGCAAATTAGAATAAACACTATTTACAAAGTATGTATGAAGAAAAATGGTATAATCAATACCATGTTTCTTGAGAACATCCAAAATGCGTAATTGAATGCTAGGCATTGTATACCGCAAACTACGGGTCAATCCCCAAAAAGCAAGAGCGACCTTCATTTACTAAATATTAGCCAAATCAGTTTAGACTTAGGCTTAGACTTATAATGTGCTCCAGTATTTCGGCCAAGTAAACGCCAACTGAGCCACCTCACGATCCATCACGCGCAACCCCATAGGAAAAGTCGCCGCCACCGCTGGCGCAACAGTCATCATAAATCCCCATTCACCCTGGAACGACGGGATACACACATGGTAAGGAAATACCTCCATGCCATAAAACAGCTCTTCGCGTATCCATACCATTCCTTCGCCGCAGGCAACTTCGTCGCGTCCAGGACGAATAGGACCGCAATGTGTTACCATACCGCCACCAATAGCCAAATGTGATATAATACGATCGCGAAAGTGCGGTCCATAGAGTTCATTTGTCTCTGCACCATCTAACTCATCTAGAACTTCTACATCAGGATCCGGCAAGTCCAGAATAATTATATCATACATATCTTTTGTGGTATCCAAAAAAGTATTAATATCCAAAGGATGATATGTCATACGCGGATCCGTATAGACCGAATCGGCAGCCCACCCCAAATGCTGCCGACAAAGATTAACCAGATCCCCGTCAATATCAACCCAGTCAACATGGGCGACCGCGGACGCATCCCACCGCAACACCTCGCGCACCGTTGCTCCCTCGCCACCACCGACCACTAGCACCCGCTTTTCGGAACTACCCGCCATTGCTGCCATTATAGGATGGACAAGATGCTCATGATAAATTGCTTCATCGCTAGACGATGACTGGAGTTCGCCGTCCAAAAATAAAACACGACCGTACGTGGGCGATTCCGCAATCACCACCTCTTGAAAGTCGGTCCGTCCCGCCCAAAATACACGCTTTAAAGGATATATAGAATGTACATCGGCGCTACATGCTGTTTCTGTAAAAATTCCGTTTTCCAACGAACCCATTAATTCTATGTTAGAAATCGCAGGCATTTTATATATATTATAAAGAGCTCTAGGATTTAAGCCAATTACAATTACAATATCGCCCTTTTGCCTTTTTCACATATTCGTCAATTTCATTTTCAAAATCGTCTTCCAATGTCAAATATGATTTACGATGTGAAATAATAGCTTTCATTTTTGTTTCTTTGTCGGTATTTGCGTCTAAATACTCTTTCTTCTTTGGATCGTCGTCTAATACAATAGATAGTTTTTTAATACTTATAGTATTATTATCATCCAAAAATGGCTGTTGTTTTTCGTGAAATCGCCGCAGACTAATTTTTAATTCATTTAATAATTTGAGCTCTTCAAGTTGAAGATTCTTCACTTTTGAAAATAGATTTTGTTCATTGAGCGTTCTAAAATTGTAACGGATATATTGGGGTAATATGAATTTATTCGTATCTTGGATTTCCTCAATCTTCTTTTCTATTTCGGTGATTAATTTGAGCATTTCATTGTATAACGCTACAAAATATTCAGGGCTATCATCGCGTTTAAAAAACATAATCTTGCCGGATTGAAACTCGCAAATGGTTAGTAGTTTGCTGTAATGGTAGGCGCTGGTTTTATGGGCTTCTGCTTTTGCGTCTAGTTTTAGATACGAAATAAGGGCAAGAATAAATGAATTGATAGCGGTCAACGCACTGATTACGTAGGGACCGGCAATAATACCTTGAAGCGCTAAACTCAGTAAAGTACATAATGCAGATATACAAATGGCGGGTAACATCAACATATTAAGTTGCTGTTCGCAATAGACTTTCGCTTCGGTATATAAGATTTTTTGGGCTTTTATGTATACGGCAATGATGTCCATTGAGGTAGACATATTGAAGCCGGCATCCGAATAATCTTCATTCATAAATCGTTTTACATAGGAAATTGTCGCTTGCGTCGGTACAATATTTCCACTAAAATCTTTGATATATTGTAATCCAGACATTGTGCCTGGATTTAGAAATAATTTGTCCATTGAAGTTGTTGTCCCTGTAGGACCTGTTGGGACCCAAGACGGACCTATATCATTGGTTAAGTTACCTGTAGGACCTGTAGGACCCGTGGCAGCCGCAATATAATCAGGATGCGTCTCCTCTGGTGGTGGCGGTGGATCAACTTCGGTTGGTACAAATAGAACAACAGCGCCCGATAAATCCGTCATTATGTCCTTATAAAGTAAAGTAAAAATAAATACGTTCAAAATCCGCCAAAATCACAAAATTTGACGCGTTGCCGTCCGTTTAAAAGAACCCCATACAAAAAAGAAGAGATGCCGCTGCTGTCACATTCGTCCGAAACTGAGTCCATTGTGGGGATTCAGTTTGGGGTATTTAGCCCAGAAGAAATCCTACGACGTTCTGTATGCGAAATTACGAATCCCTCTACGGCGGAGGGTAAACTGAATGGTCTCTTTGATCCTCGCATGGGAGTGCTAGAAAACGGTAAGGTATGCCGTTCATGTGGACAGAACAATCACAACTGCCCAGGTCATTTTGGACATTTCGTTCTTGCGCGCCCCGTGTACTACACCCAGTTCTTCAAGCTGCTGATGAAGGTCCTGCGTTGCGTCTGTTTCAAATGTGGCAAGCTTCTTATTGATAAGCAGCGCAATCAGCATCTGCTCAAGCTCAAGGGAGAGTCACGCTGGAAGATGGTACTGGAGACCGCTTCCGGTACGACACGCTGCGGTGAGGATATTGAGGACGGTTGCGGTTCCCGTCAGCCGAACAAGTATCGCGAGGAGCCGGTACATAAGATCTATGCGGATTGGAAGAATCTACAGCTCCCGGAAGGCGTACAGGCACCAGAGGGCGCAGTTGTTGACGACGACGGCGCAATGAATCTTTCCATGCTGTTGGAGCCTGAGTATGTTCACCGTCTTCTCCGTCGTGTAACCGACGAAGATGTGGAGTTCATGGGCTTCAGCCGTCACTGGTGCCGCCCTGACTGGATGGTTTGTACTGTGCTACCGATTCCGCCGCCCCAGGTGCGCCCTTCGGTCACACAGGATAACAATCAGCGTGCCGAGGACGACCTGACAAGCAAGCTAATTGATATCATCAAGGCAAATACGGCACTCAAGAAGAAGATTACGGATGAGCCGAAGAAGCGGGCAATTGATGAGTGGACGAATTTGCTACAGTACCATGTAGCCACCCTCGTAGATAACAATATTCCTGGTATCTCACCTGCCGCTCAGCGTTCGGGTAGACTTCTCAAGTCGCTCCAGCAGCGCTTGGGCTCGAAGGAGGGTCGTATCCGTTCAAACTTACAGGGAAAGCGTGTGGAGTATTCCGCCCGTTCGGTCATTACGCCGGACCCAAATATCTCCGTCAAGGAACTCGGTATTCCGTTGAAGATTGCAACGAACCTGACATTTCCTGAGAAGGTCACGCAGTTCAACATCGGTAAGCTGTACAAGCTCATCCAGAATGGACCGGACGTTTATCCTGGTGCAAAGACGATTCAGCGTCACGATGGTCGCACCATTTCCCTCAAGCATGTAAATGCGAAGTCGCTGGAGCTGTTTGAGGGCGATGTGGTCAACCGTCACCTGATGGACGGCGAT